TCGCCACTGGCGAGATCAGCTGGGAGCAAGCTGCTATAGAGGCCAGCAATAATTCGTGGAAAGATGAGGCGTGGACCGTGGCATTCATAGCCATCGTTCTTGGCAGCTTCATACCGGGCATACAGCCCTATATGGCGCAGGGTTTCGCAAATCTTGACGCTGCGCCTCAGTGGTTTCAGTGGGCGATGTATGCAAGCATTGCGGCGAGCTTTGGTATCCGCACGGTAAAGGGGCTGAAAAAATAATGGAAAACGTCAAACTACCTCTGGCCCTTGTGGCTGCAATGGCCGTTCAATTGGCCGCTGGTGTTTGGTGGGTCAGCCAGCAGGCTGCAACTATTGCCAGCCTAGAAGAGACTGTAGGTCAAATAGGCTCTCGCATGGCCATTGAGGACAATATCAACCTCAAGCGTGATGTCGAAGACAATGCAATGGAAATCGAATATGCTTTCGTTGAGATTGAGGAGATTTGGGACGAATTAGCTAACTTAGCTAATTCAATTGGTCAGGTCACGCAGTTGCAGCAACGAGTGGCTCTGATTGAGAACGATCTTAAATACATAAGCCGTGACCACAACGGTATCATGGATATGAAAGGTGGGATAGATTAATGGCGACACCAGCGAAAGGCAAAGCCCGCGTCAAGGTCACGGCGTCCGGCAAGAAGGTCAGCTACGGTCAGGCGGGTAAGGCGAAGGGTGGCGGGCCACGGGTCAAGCCCGGAACGTCGAAGGGCGACGCATATTGCGCACGCTCTGCCGCGCAGAAGAAAAAGTTTCCCAAGGCTGCGGCTGATCCAAACAGCCCGCTAAATCTTTCACGCAAGCGCTGGAAGTGCAGCGGCACTAAATCGAAGAGGACTTGATGATATGGCAAAGCTCACACCTGCACAAAAGGCTAAGGCCAAAGCAATGTCTGCTAAAAGGGGCGTTAAGTATCCAAACGCTTGGAGCAACATTGCCGTGGCCAAGGGCCAAAAGCCCAAGAAAAAGACAACAGCGAAAAAGAGAACGGCATGAGCAAGGCAATGGCAACGCTCCAAGCTAAAATCGGCGCAACAGCCGATGGTGAGTTTGGGCCAAATACAGCGCGAGCAATCGCAAAGCACTTTAACTTGTCTCCGGCGCGTGGCGCTCACTTGATGGGGCAGGCGTCACACGAAAGTGGTGGCTTCAAGCGCACCCGCGAGAGCCTGTATTACAGCACGCCAGAACGCATCCAAGCTGTTTGGCCTTCGCGCTTCCCAACCGTTGCAGATGCAGAGCCGTATGCCAAGAACCCGAATGGGCTTGCTGGCAAGGTCTACGCTGGCCGCATGGGCAATGAGAATGAGGCACAAGCCAGCCTGTACATTGGACGGGGATTTCTTCAGCTGACCGGACGGAATAATTATAGGGCGTTTGCGTCTGACATGGGCGTGCCGAAGGTTATGACTGACCCGGACTTGGTTGCCGATCAATATGCCTTTGAGACTGCGCTGTGGTTCTTCAACAAGAATGGATTGTTTGCCATTGCCGACGAAGGCGTGACGGATGACGCTATCAAGCGCATCACGCGCAAGGTGAACGGCGGCTATCACGGGCTGGATGATCGAAGCAACCAGAGCAAGAAAATCCACACTTGGCTCATGGCTTAGTTTAGCTAAGTTGGCCAAGTTAGCTAAGTGGCGAAGCAAGATCAAAAAGCCAGCGCGGCGGTGGGTAGGGCCGGAGAGCATTTGGCCCTCGCCTACTTATCGTTGGCTGGCTACATCTGCACGCTCTGCCAGATCAAAGATCACGATGCGTATATACAGACGGATACACAGACGCTCACGTTGCAAGTGAAGACGGCCAGCAAGACACACAAGACTACCAACAGTTACGCATTCCACACGCCAAAAAAGAACGTAGGGGTGTCAGACGTGTTTGCGTTTGTATCCATTGATTTAGGCGAAGTGATCTTCCGCCGAGGCGATGAGCTAACATCCGTGACAACATACATTTCGCTAGAAGAATTTATGAACGAAGAGAATTCAATGCAAAAAACATTCGACAGCTTCAAATAACCGCTTGTGACTGGGCGCGGCTTTGATTAGAAAGTCTGAGTGGGTGGCTTTTCATCGCAACTGTTTTTTGGTTTCGACGCTGCTAAATGTGCCAACATTCACGGCCACCCACACGATTTCAAAATATAATTGCGACCAGCATCATCAAGCCAGCGCCGCTGATGAAGCCAAAGATAGCTCCAATCAGGCCCGCTGCGTTTATCATGCGCTCAAGTTCTTTGTCAGTCATCTAAACTCTCCACCATTTGTATTCTCTCGCCAATCCAGCGCATAACCGAAACAGCCATTGAGTTGCCCATCGCCTTGTATCGAGGCCCATCTGGGCAATCTTCTGCTGGCTTATTGCGCCACGGTATCTGCGTGAAGTCGTCAGGGAAGCCTTGCAAGCGTTCACATTCTATTGGTGTTAGGCGACGGACCGCAGGCGATTGAGCCGCAAATAAACTTCCGTTAGTGGCGCTCGCGTTGCCATTCCATTTAGTTGCATAGGCCGCTGTCAGGCAATCCGCAACGGTCGTGAATGCCACCGCAGGCGTCTTGCTCTTATCTAGCGTTGGCGTGACTTCGGTTGACACACTGTCGCCCTGATTGGCGCTGTTCTGTGCGCCGAAGGCTATTGGCAGCAAGTGTGACTGAGCCGCGTCTTGTACGCTGACTGATTGACCAGTTCGCGCGCACAAAGACCCAGTGGTTACTGGCAGCGTTTCTGTCTCTGGATCATAGGCAGCGCCAGTTCTTGTGGTTAAACACTTTGCCACCAGCGCGTCGGTCTCTACTCGCTGGTTTCCTGTGCGACTGAATGGAGCGCCTTGTGTAACTGTGGGGGCAGCTTTTTCCCCCGCTTCTCGGCTCGGCGCAGGATGCCCTGACATGCTTTCGCGCTCAAATAGAACCGCTGCGGCACGTCGCCAGTCTCCAAGGTATCCGACAACGAACACACGTCGGCGGCGCTGGGCCACTCCGAAGTATTGAGCGTCAAGCACTCTGTAGGCGAACCCATACCCGAGCTGGCCCAGCGCCCCGAGGAAGGTTCCAAAATCCCGTCCTCGTTGGCTAGACAAGACGCCGGGGACGTTCTCCCAAACCAGCCACTTGGGCTGATATTGTGCAGCAATGGCAAGATAGGTGAGCATGAGATTTCCCCTTGGGTCATCAAGTCCCTTGCGAAGTCCTGCGACTGAAAAACTTTGGCAGGGGGTTCCTCCGACCAAAAGGTCAATTGATCTGTCAATGGGCCACTCCTTAAATTGCGTCATGTCGCCAAGGTTAGGGACATCTGGGTAATGATGCGCCAGCACGGCGCTTGGGAACTTTTCTATCTCGCTAAACCACTGCGGCTTCCATCCGAGTGGATGCCATGCGGCGGTGGCGGCTTCAACGCCAGAGCAAACTGAGCCGTATTTCATGTGTCACCCTCATCAAAACAGTTATTCAACGGCTGGATAGGTTGCTTGCTAAACACCCAACGCCACTGCCGCTTGGTATAGCCCGGCACTTCAACAAAGTCTCGCACGCGATAAACCTTGTTCGCCTCCCACATTTTCTTTAGATAGCTTGACGTGCGCGGCACACTATCGCCTAGAAGCTCAGCGGCCTCTGCTGCCGTCACACGCTGGTCGTACGGGATCAGAGAAAACAGACGCTTACCCTGCTCAATGCTGTGCTGTTTGCTGGCCTCAGCTGCCTTAATCATAGACGGGGCCATTGTGGTCGGCCTGCGTGGGCCAGATGGTAGAGCCTCACGTTTGCGCTGGCGATACATGAGCGTTTCAAACTCCCATAGGCAGTGGCCGTATGTAATCTCAAAGCGCTCATGCTTATCGGTTACACCCTCTAGCTTGGCCCTCAATCGCTCGGCTGCGTCTTTTGCATCTCGCGCTTTAGCACGTCGAGAAGCGCTTTCTGCTCTTCTAGCCGCTGCTTTAAGTTTGGCCTCATCGCCGTCTTCGCCTCCGTCAACATTATGCTGTTGATCCGCTCTAACCTTTTTATAATAATCTGAGTTTGGTCCGTACTCACGTTTTTTCCTTTCAAGTTTTATGTTTGCTGCCGAACAAATGCGATGTATTGTTGACGGCGATACCCGCAGCAATTCTGCGGTCTCAATCTGAGACATGCCTTGCTGTGCGCAATCAAGAACGTGGCGTGTTAGCGCATCTGGATCGTATTTCATTGGTAGTCCTCCAAGGGGTCTATCTGACCTATGCCGTTGCAAACTTCGCATTCTTCCATGTGGCTTCCAAAGTCGCCGTGCCAAGTTGAGCTTTGGCGGACCCAAACATCGCGCTCAACTTCGCCTTCGCCATCGCACTCAGGGCAGTTTATCCAATCGTCCATAACCTTCCTCCTTATAAATTTTTGCATTTGCCTTCGTTGTCAGTGAACCACACATGGCCATCGTTTATAACCATGTGACCAGCGCCAATAAGCGCGTCTACAGCTTGCTTGTATGTAGAGTGTGGATTTGCGGCTGAGGAAACCTTGCCGATGAAGTGGTCCTTCAGCGTCTCTTCAGAGATAACCCAATATGTTCTTGGCTCTGGCCACCCAACCCCTCCGGGGTTTGGCTGCCCGACGCCCTCACCGCGTAGCTGCGTAAACACCTTGCGAATTAGGACTTGGTTCTTGCCCTTGATGCGTGGCTTGTTGGCCTCTTCAATCTCGCTTTCAGTGGCCTGCACAACAGTACAAGTCGTAACGCTGTCACCATCTTCATCAACGCCAAGCTCGATGACGTTCAACTTAAACTGGAATATAACGCCTGTTTCCATGTCACGCTGTTTCGTGGCTTTTGCCGTGCGCAGGCCAGTGTTCTCATCGTAATCAAGCTCAATCTCTGTATCGGTCGCGGCGCGTAAACTCGAATGCCCCCTAGCGCCAGCGGCTTTATCCTTGCCGGAGTGGTGAACAACGTCCAAGTGTGCGCTGGTTATCTCGCGCAGCTTATCGCAATTGCCGATAAACTTTGTCATATCCTCTGGCGAGTTTTCGTTGCCTCCAGCCATTGAGCGGCTGAGCGTGTCAACAAATATACACTTCACCTGACCGTGTTTCCTCGACACCTCACGGCACAGCTTCTCAAGCACAGCCATGTCAACCTCGCCGTCAAGTAGGTTAACCGGGGCTGGGCGCACAGCCAGCTTCACATTCTTATGCTCTGGGTATTTTTTCTTTAGCGCAACAACGCGATTGTGGAACGCCATGCCGCCCTCGGTTGCGAGGTATAAAACAGAGCCACCAATAACCTTGTGGCCATTCCACTCCTCACCGCAGGCAATGTGCCAAGCAAGATCAAGGGCAAAGAATGATTTGCCCACGTTTGATGGGCCGTAGATCACAGACATTTGACCCTCGCCAAGCCAGCCCTTCACGAGATAGTTGCGGCTCAGCTGCGGGATGGCCTCGTCCGGCATAAAGATTTGATCCATGACGCTCTGCACGGTCAATGCTTTCTTCGCCGCTGCCGGGCCTTGGTTCACCCACACGTCAGAATAATCCCAGCCCTCCATGTCGGGCAGGATGTATTCAACGCCCAGCTCAGAGAATGCGCGCTCGCATTCCTTGCGCCCGGCATCATCGTTGTCGCCAGCAATCACAAGCTCGGCATCTGGCTTGGCTTGTTGCAGGTTGTCTATCACAGCCAAAATGTTCCCTGCATTTAGAGCAAACACGCATGGCTTACCCGTGGCCTCATGCACAGTCGCGGCTGTTGCCCAGCCCTCTGCAACATATGCAAACTCACGAATGGGTCCGCCAATCACGCTAAAGTTGCCAATCACGGGAAGCTGGTAGGAAAACTTTTTCTTGCCGTCAGCATCAATGAACTGCGCGCCAACGCGCCTGCCCTTCACGTCAATGATTGGTATGGTCAGCGTATCGCCGTCAATCTTGGCGTTATGCAGTTTAATCTTTTTCTTCTCAAGGTATGGGTGACTGCTCATGGGGTCACGCTCCGGCCATTCAATATCAACTCTCGTTACCTCCAATGTCGGCGTATGCCCAGGCTGGGGCCAGAGAGACATATCGCGCAGCCTGTCCTTGATGGCCTTATAGTCATTGCACTTGCGGCAATGAACCATGACCTCGCCTTGAAACTCTTTAATCCAGAACCGATCCGTGCCAGCGCAGGATGGGCATGGGCCATGATACTCGCCCTGCGCAGTCTTTTTCAACTCAAGACTGCGAATGATCGTGTTGCCAAACTCCGACCAGCGAGCGGCTGGAAACTTGCTTT